CTCCCTGAATTTCAGTGGGTACCTGTTCAAGGCGATGTGTCAACACAACCAGTTGGTATTGCTAAGGTAGGTTCAGTTGGTGGAAGATTCGCAGTCTACCGTGATACACGTACTGAAGTACAGAACACATCACAATATCAAGGATCTGGCTACACCACTGGTGGAGCTAATTCAGGCGGTATTGAATATGCCCTTCTTGGGTATAAGGGTTCTGAATTCTATGATACAGGTATCATCTACTGCCCATACATTCCTATCATGGTACAAAGAACAATCGGACCGAATGACTTCGCTCCACGTGTAGGCTTGCTTACCCGTTATGGTGTCGTTGATAATATCTTCGGTGCTAATCTTTATTACCACGTTGTTATTGTTCAGGGTCTTGGTATTGCGTTCTCGCCAGCTAATCAAAGTGTATACTTCTGATTTAGTTAGCAAGTTCTAAGGAATCAAACACAACAAATCCAGAACCGTGAGGAACCGAAGATCCTCACGGTTCATTTTTGTTTATAGTTAGACTCTATTTTAATAAGAAAATAAACCTCATAGAATAAATATTAATATGGCAATCATCGGCTTTAACAATCAAGTTCTTTCTGCATTTGGACAAACACCATCTAACCTAGGTTGGTCACTATCAAGTTCAGGTCAATGGAAAACAGTACAACTATTAACCACGGGTACAGGTACAACAGCTGTAGCGTCATTGAGCGTGAAAAAAGTAAGAGGTGTATTATTTAATACTCTCTTATCTTCTGCATTCTCACCCGCCTCTGGTACAGGCACATGGGCATCACTCTCTGCTTTCTCAGGTACAACCTTTAGAGTAGATGCCGCTTATAATGGTCAGACAATGGGTCTACTATATGATGATGGCTCATCAACTCTATTCACAGTTGTGACAGGTGCTACAACAATAAAGCAAGATCTTACAGCTAATGGTTTTGACTCAACGTATCCTGAATCGAGAAGAAAATGGTTATTAGGTTATAATTAATACTTCTTCTTCATATACTAAGAGAGCTGATCGAAAGATCGGCTCTTTTTTTATTGTAAATAGTTTAAATTATTAGCTTACCTCCTCTTGCGCTGGTATCGTTATATTGTTTATGTCTTGTTCGACTAATATTGATGTTCCAGTATCAACATCATCAATATGTCGTAGCGGCTCAATGATGAGTTCAGACTCCGAGGATACGACCTCATCCACAATTAAAGAAACAACTCCATCAACAATTTCAAACTCTCTTGCAGCATCAGAGATAGCTCTGACTCCTTCGGTATTTGCTTTACTCTTTATTTCATTTAATGCGGCAGCACTATATTCGTGATTAGTGAATAACGATATCAATTGATCATTATCATATAGCTTTTGTAAAACTGCTGTTAATCTATGGTCTGGCAAATTCCAAAAAACTCGGTAAGAATCATTAAGAGAATGTATAGCAGCATTGATAGCATTCAAAAATGTTGTCGCTGATGCTTCTATGCTGGCGATGTCAATATCTATTTGTTGTTTTGTTATTAAGTTCATATTTTAAAATCTTAGTGAGTTCCAATTTGATGGAGCAGCAGATGTTCCTGTTACTTTATAGTGTAGGTAATCTATGAAAAGTTGAGATCTATTAGGAGCAGTATAAGTGAAATGACCACTTTGTAGACCTATCTCGTTACTAGCACCAGTCGAAAATAAATTGGTTCTTCTGACCCATGTACTGACAACTGGATGAGTTGCTATATCATAACTAGCTTGAAACAAAACAACATTGTCCCTAGTGATAATTATTGTTATAGTAGGAAACGAAACATTAACAGTTCGATCAATTTTATAAGTTATGTTCGCCCATTTATTAAGTAGATTAGTGAAATTAAATCCAGTATCTAAGAAGTCAACATTTGCCGCAGTTGTTGTAAATGTAAATGGAGTTACAGCTGTAGACTTATTGACTCCCAGAACTAAATTAGTGGGATGCAGAAATGGATTAAATATTAAACCTCCCGTTAAAGAACTGTCACCACCGCCCGTTCCACCCTTTGGCACGGGTCCAATTTTAAAATATCCCTGAGTCGCGAAATCCGCACCATTTATGAATACACGAGATGTAAATTCATCTATTCTATTTGTTAAACTATATGGTATAGTTGTTCTATTTATGTTAAGATAAAAAGCTTGACTATTTGCTGTTGGTCCTCTAACAAGAAAAATACCACGATGAGCATATAAATCATTACCACTAAAAGAAACAACTCCTGCACTACTTGCAGACCAAGTATCACCAAACACTCCTGGACTCGCGCCAAATGTTGATGCACCAGAAGCGGCAGCTATTGCAAGATCTTGGTTATACTGATCGTCAAAATCTAAAAATTGCTCCCATGTGGTTTGAACAAATGTGGTGTCGTCTGTTATTCTTTTATTTCGGCTAGTATATCTAGAATCAGCTAGTCCTTTTGTAATTATATCGGATGAAACGACAGCTAATTGATTTGGTAATCTGTTAGCAGTTCCATTGCCAACGATATTATTAGAGAATGTCTTTGCACCAGCAATTGTTTGATCGTCAGTCGTATATACTAAATTGCTTGCAGTTACATTGCCAGTCGCGCTAATGTTTCCAGATACTGTTAGTTTTTCAGTGGGTGTTGTCGTACCAATACCAACCCTGCCTGATGAAGTTAGTCTCATCATCTCACCATTTTGAGTACCGAATGTAAAACCGTCGAACCCCTGTAATGCTAATTGATTAGATGCTCTATTTATAGCTACATTGATATTGCCAAATTCTAATCTACCTACTGCTGCATCTTGCCCCAATCTTAGAGAAGCTCCATTGACGATAGTTGATATCTGAAGGGGGACTGTAGGTGTTGTCGTACCAATGCCGACATTGCCAGATAAAAAGCTATGTGTAGTAGTAGATGTATGGCCATATCTTAATGATGTCCAATAAGCAGCATTACCAAGTGTAAGTGAATTTGCACCCTGAACTAATGCCTGCTGTTGATTCATATAGATAATTGAACCGCCAACAAAAAGATTGCTTGATGTTTGTATTGCACCGACAACATCTAATTTTTGTGCAGGTGTAATTGTTCCAATGCCAACATTACCGCTACTAAGAATTGTCATCTTAGCACTATTATTAGTTATAAAGTTAATATCTTTTTGATCACCAGCAACCACAGATAGGTTAGCTGTGGTGGTTCCAGTTATATTACCTTCGATATTAGCTTTAAGAGTATCGACAATTAAATCTGGACCTCCTAGATCAATTGTATTAGCTCCAGATAATGGTTCAGCAGTAACACCACTAAACAATGTCCATTTATTATTTAAATGATTTCTTACTAATCCTGTGTGTTGATATCCTGATAAAGCACCACCCTTATAATAATGTCCAACAATACCAATATCTAATAAATCACTATTGTTTCCAGTGGCCATGTAGATGAGTGAATCAGCTACTGCCATATTAGTCGTATTGACTTGAAAGGATGATCCAGCTACATATAGACTACCTGTTACATTAAGATCTCCGGGTGTTATAATAGAATCTGGAAGGCTTATTGTGGCGGTGTTACCGATTGTATTTACAGTAATTTGATTAGCAGTACCGTTAATAGTAGTACTACTAGCATTTGAAAAAATGTCTACTAAATCCACACCACCGCTTAAAATTTGACCGTTAATATTTAAATTACCGTTCATTGTACCACCGTTAGCAAATTGTACAGCTACTGAACCACCACCTGATGATAGCTCTATTATCCTACGTACGTTAGCGAGCTCTAGCGTAAACCTATTTGAAATAGTTTTCTCTAAGTCCGTCTTAATATTTTTTACATCAACGTCTCCCTTGGTCTCTAAGGTCTTTTCTGTAACGAGAGTTGGTACATTATTTTTAATTAAAGCTACTTCATTGAGAATAGACTGTTTGCTTTCTTCAATAAGTTTTAAAATATGAGATTTATCTGCTTCTGCAATATCCGTTACACTTGCTTCAACTAAAGTAATACGATCATTATAATATTCTCTGATCTTACTCTCCGCGAGTGTAATCTTATTAGTAAGGCTTTCCGTTAATTCAAAAGAAGCATTAATAATAGCTCCCTCTAATTGTGTCTTAACATTACCAATACGACTTAAAGCCTTATTAGAATTTTTAGCTATGTTATCGTTAAGTTCTATATTAGACTGCTCTAATGTTACAATAGTTTTATCATAACTAGCTAATGTACTTTCAACCTTTTCACTTAATGATTGTTCATAATCATGAAGAACCTTTGTAAGGGTTTTTGCAACAGTTTCAAACTTAGCATCAATAGCTTTATTATTGCTATTATTGTTAGAAGTAATCTCTGTTAGTAACTTATCTGTTAAGATATTTTGAGCTAACTCTGATACGCGGCTCTCAAATAATTCTACTGCTTGAGCGTTCTGCTCTTGTAGTGTTGACTCTAGATCTTGAGATAATTTATCAGAAAGACTGGTAATAGACTCAACGATAAAGTTATAAGCTTTTTCGTTCTCTTGTTCAGTATATTCAAAGAGTTCGTCACGTGTTACATTTGATAGCTGTAAAAACTCCTCTATTAAATCTGCTTTGAATTTTTCTTTTGACTTAAAGAAAGTTTCACGTTCTTTGTGTTTAGCTTTAGCAGCTTCTTGTAAGTTTTGCTTCTTTATAGATACAGCATACTCACCTGCTAGCTTTCTAGCTTGTTGAATCTCTTTAAGTATAGACTCCTTTTTCTCAAAGATAATCTCTTCTACTTCTTCTTCTTGACTTTTAGACTCAACAAAAACTTCTTCTGGTCTGCTTGTTGCAGGTCCTAAGAAAGTAGAATTAGACTCGTTAAAAATAACCTCAAGCTTACCGCGTTGTAGTACAAACGGTGCTTCTAATTCCTTACCCTCGATTACTATAGGAATATTTACAACAGGGTTTCCTTTATATTCAGAAACCTTCTCTGCAATGTATTTATTTCCGTTTATCTCTAACTCATAAACATCAAAAAAGATTTCATTGAAATCTTTAATTGTTAAGATGTTCTGGTTAGAGCTAGTAAAGGTTGGTGTTACCTTTTCGCTAAACAGTCTCATTATACATATTTAGTCATATTATATACAATGCAATTATCTTTGCGGTAATACGCTAAAATATTGAGTTCTATAATATATATCACCTGTAGCTGCAGCACTAGCAGAAACGACTGAAGTATTTGTTATACCTCTAAAAGTGTAAGTGTCATTATTACTAAGTAGCATTGTATTGAGAGCGTTATTATATCCGTTATCGTATATAGTAACATTAACGCCAGTTTTGTTTGTGATAATAACTTCCGAACACGGGTATGCTGATAGTTGTACTAAGGCTACACCGATAGTTTGTTTAAATGATCTACAATCGTTCTGATTATAAAATGTTGATCCGTTATTAGTTGTTGGAACTGCCGCCATATTAGTATTTATTCTAAACATAAAAAAACCGCTACCCTTTTATAGATAAGCAACCGTCCAATTAGATTGTTATATGACTCGTAACGATTAAATAATAATAGTAATAATATGCGAATATACGGTATAAAAGATATGGAGCAAGAAAAGATAGTATATTATTGTTTCGGAGTCTTTACATGTAATACAGTCTCGTCACTTAGAGTATAGTGAAGCAACTTACTGTCAGAAACACGTTCTGGATTAATATCCCACCCACCACGCCTTGCGTATAGACACTTTACCGATAATTCATCTGGTTGTAATGTATCCCATAAACGCTTATAAATAGCTTCACAAATTTCTTCATGAAAATGGCACTCATCTCTAAAAGATACGATATACTTTAGTAGCGAAATAGGATCTACAGTTTTGCTACCTTTTATTGTAATATAGACATCCCCTGTGTCAGGTTGAGCTGTTACCCTGCAACGAGATCTTAGTAATGCGCTATGGTATTTTTCTTCCCCAATAACAGAATCAATAATATCAAGTAATTTAGGCGTTTCGGTATATGTATCAAAAGTTTCATTTTCGATGGGGTATTCATCTTCAAGTGTAATATATGTACTCTTTATATTACGTTGATGACTCCATTCTTCTCGAGCTACCGTATTATCAATAAGAGCAATATAATTAGAAACAATCTTAACCGTTACCTCTGTTTCTAGCAATTCTGATAGATCTTTAATTGCACGATTTTTAATCTCCTCGAGTACTTCATGTGATGTATCACCAAGTCTTGTCATACTAAACGAATTAAAATAAAGCTTAATAGATTTAGATTCGACGATATACTTATTATTACACGGGTAAACAAATTTACAAATGCCTACAACCGGTAATCCGTTATTAGTAAGACCTGTAACCTCGTAACCATTCCAGGTATCATTGCCTACAAACGGAAGATCTTCATCTTCGAGTCCAAGATGAGTTCTATTTGATTGTCGTGGTTCACGAACCAACAATGTAGGATCGTATATTGAAGCATACTCAGATGATTGACCAAGATGCTTACTAATACGAGAATTATCTAACTCTGCTTTTTTCTTCTTTGCTGCCATATTATATTTTATATTATTAGATGTTAATATCAAGACCTTTTTCTTTAAGAGTCTGTTTAATTGTTTGTAATCTGTCTTCCACTGAACCCTTAAGAATAACGAGATTACTTTGCGGATGTTTAAAGTGTTTATGAAATAGATCAATAATATCTTCTCTAAATTTAGTATTAATACTTCTCTCACCATCATCCTCTAAAACAACATCCTCAGGTGATGTATAAAATATAACATCATACTTACTAACAGTATTTTCGTATACATTCCGAGCAAAACTATAAGCAGACATATCAAGACCCTGATCACAAAGCCAGTGTGTATAAATTAAACCATCTACAGAACAACGATCTAAAATAACATTTGTATCTTTATGCTCGACAGCAAAAGCATTTTTAACATGCTCCGCCATAATCATCATCTGAGTCATAACATTACCCGCTTCGTTAATAGGTAAATCATACAAACGCTTTACAAGCCGAGTAACCTCAGGTATAAATTTAATATCAGGATTACGCTCTGATAGATAATTTAGTAAAGTAGTCTTACCTGTACTCTGCGCTCCAGTAAAAGAAATTAACATACAATATTATAACGTTGGTTAGTAAAGAAATCAATCCAAGTATTAAGAGAAGTTTGCTTTAATGCTTTATACGTCTCATCTAACGAGACGCAATGTACATTATGTACTTTATCATAACAAATAATACGACCGCAATCAATATACTCCGTAACTTCATGGATAACACTCCCAACATACAAATAGTTTCCAATTCTATCATAAGCTCTTACTTGTGGATCCTTTCCTTTTAAATCAGGGTAATAATTAATAAGTCCAGGATGACCGTTATAAATTTTAAATTCTCTGCAAATCTCTTTAGGTATAATATTAAGCCAACCATGTAAAGTTATAACATCATAATCCTTAAAGAAATTACGATACGAATTTAATTTTTGTTCATAAGTAATACCTTTAACTCTCCAATACGTACTAGCTTTAATTCGTTTATCATGCTTATCTGTATTAAAGTTATCCGTTAAAATCTTATCAGGTTTAATACCTAACTTATCTGAAATATTCGCAATCTCAGATCCTGTTGCAGAAAAGAGTACCAACCAGGATAAAGGTGTTCCATCTTTATTTACTAACCTATTTGCTGCTACATGTTTTATCATATTTTCCATTTTTTGATCTTCTTAAATTATTAATAGTAGTATCTTCACTTCTAGTTCTTATCTGTATATTATTATTCTTAAGAATTTTAATAATAGCGTCACCAGATTTAATACCCATTATACTAGCAATTTTATTAGAAGCCATAAATTCTTTTGTATACAAAAGAATAATTTTTTCTATATCTCTACTATCAAAATTTAATTTTCTAGATGGTGTATTAATACCAGCTTGTATTAACTTTTGCTGTGTGATATGCTTAGGTGGTATACTATATCCTTCCTCTAATAATGTACGCTTACAAATATAATTACTAATATTTGTCTCTATTGCTAAATGAGCTACACATTTAATATTCATTTCATTCCACATATTAACAATCAGATTACGAGTTTCTAATGATATAGGTTTATAACTTGATGTATCTTCACCTTTCAATCTTACACGTGTCTTAAATACGTCGATTATTTTATCACGTTGAGGGTGGTTAGATAGTGTATCGCCTCCGTTTCCTCCTTTTGCAATATTAAGAGAACCGTATTGAGATATTAGCTCTATTTCTCTGTTGTTTAGAACGTCTAGACTTACTTCTTCAACTACAGCCCAACTAAAATTATCCCAACCGTATTTTATAATTGAACTATACAATAGAGATGAGTATATTAATTTGTTATATTGTTTAAAATGTTCTGCTTTTCTTTGTTCTAATGTTCTTGTAGTTTTACCTATATAAACTTTACCGTTAATAATATTTGTTACTCTATATATCAGTCCCTGTTTCATAAAATTATTTAATCAAACAGGGTATGAAAAATCATTATTATCCGTTACAAATATTTTTAAATTCCTCTACGTTATAAATTACATCGTTCATCTGATCTGCAGTTAATTCAGCATCAATAAGATCAGCAAGAAGTACCTTAGGCTTATTATATAGTCCGATCTCTTTAAGATATCGCTGACCAACGATTCCTGCTACCACAGGGTTAGAAGTATCTACACTACGAATACTCTTAATATTTGCGTAATGACTAAACTCTTTCGATAGTGAACAACCTAAAAGATGGTGAGGCTTTGTATGCTCCCAAATACCATCTGCAATTAACATATTAATAAGCTTCTGGCGACCGTCACACATTCGCTCTAGTTTTGCTCGTTCAGGATCATCACTTGTAGCTCTACCAATGACTTGGTAAAAAGAATAATCAAACGAAATTGCAATATAGTCCGCATAACCTACCATAAACTCGTAACATGCAATAAGCTCATCATACGTCTTACCTTGAACAACACCTACTTTAAGCCCCGGTATCATTTGATAATCATTTGTAAATGACCAAAAAGATTCCATAGTAGCTTTACTCTCTTCCAATACATCTGGTACAATATAATATGTAGGTTTAAGCTCGTTAATATAATCTGCAAATTTACCACTATCAAAAGCTGTACCCAGCTCAAAAATAGAATTGTCGAGCATTACCTCACGTCCTAGTGAGAGGGACGTTTTAAAGAAGTTATAATACTTAGGGTGAGTTTCAAATAAATGCACGAGAGCATATTCGTAATCGTTATAGTGCCTAGAATGATCTAGAATTGAAATAGGAGACTCATGAGATACCAACATAATAATATTATAATGTAGTTCCTTATTGAATTCAAGCATTAAATATTTTATATAATATATGGCTTCGTTACTTAACAGTGTAGGTGGATTATCTAGAGCGGTTAATAATAAGGTTGGTGCCTTAACTTCTGTTGCAAAAGGTGTAATGTGCCTTCCTGCTATACTTACAGGTCTTCCTGGTATTCTTGGAAACGTAGCAAAAGGCGTATTAAGTTCACTACAGAATCAAGCACTCGGTGTAATGGCAAGTATTGTCAATGGACTGACGGGAATGATTACAGATATAATTAATAATGCTGTCAATCAGATATTAGGTGTTGTAAATCAATTGTTACAATTAGAAGCGACAATACTTGCAACTATAGGTATTATTGAGCAAACGATAAAGGACATCAAAAAGCAAGTAGATGATCTTCTTAATTATCGTGCTGATCAAGAAAATTGTAGATTTGCAGCAGCAGAAATGTTAAAATGTGTTGCTGGTTCGCTTATTGGTGATTTAAGTAAAAAATTAGCGAAAAATGTAAATACTGGTACATCTAGTATAGATAAACTTGTCGGTAAAGCTTCATTTAAGTTATCACAGCCTGGCAACGTTATTGAAAAATATACAGGTAAGATAAGTAATTCAGTTGATAAGGCTACGAGTCAAATAAACGCAACAAAATTAATATAATGATTAATACACTACATATTGGCACGGTAATAAAAAACGCTGATTTTGCTGATAAAGGCTCAGGACAATATCTTGGGCGTGTTAAGGTAGTTATACCAGGAATGACTATTCTAGGAAGCGATATAGTAAATTATAAGACTCCTGGTTCAAATATTAAAGGAGATCTGAATGCTGGTGCAATTAAAAAGGCTAATAATTTTGAAATCTGGGCTTATGTTATTGCTCCTATAACAGGTGAAAGCTCTACATCAAAGTACAACCATACTAAAGACGCTTCATCGTTAGCAGATGGTAACGATATGAGTAACTTTGCACACCCATCAACATATACTACAGCGCCCGCAGCAATGTTTACATCACAAAATCTGGATGAATATTCCGGCGGCTCTAGTTACAACATGACAGCTAATGTAAATCCATACGGTAACTGCTACGTGACAGAAAATTATTCTGATTCGGGTAAGGGTATGTTTAGTATACCAGCTGTAGGGTCAAAAGTCTTAATTGGATTTATAAACGGTGCTCGAGGTCTACCAGTTGTACTAGGTAAAATAAACTCCGGTACAGAAATAGAACAGATATACGGTGCTGGTACAGCATACCCTGACTATCCTAATATTTTTGAAAATACAACTGTTAAGACAACAAAACCACCTACTAAGGCAACAACTACAGTTAGTTCAAAACCTGCTACCCCCGTATCAACCCCACAAGCAGCTACCCAACCTGCACCTGCTCAATCTGCTAATTGGGTTGATAATTCTGGTGCTTTACAAATGCAAGCAAACAGAGATAGAATAAATGCGCAACGTAAAGCTGCAGGTCAACCACCTCTACCACCTGCTAAAACGATAATTGTAAATTAAAGATGTCAAATATACCAGTCAATAACCCAAACGAAGTTAATAACTATAGAAACAAAGTTGTATGGAATCATACAGCTGGCGCGTTAACTTTTAATAACTCTACAGGTAGAGAATATATACATCTAGCACATAAATCTGGTAGTCATTTA